ATGTCAACAACCCTGACCTATAATTCCGAGAGCATTACCTAAGTATGTCAGTAGTGCTTACCTACCGAATAGAAGTATGTCAGTAGTCCTTACCTATTGAGATATACGTCAGTAGTCCTTACCTATATACGTCAGTAGTGCTTACCTAATTGAGATATACGTCAGTAGTCCTTACCTATTGAAGTATGTCAGTAGTCCTTACCTATGTATGTCAGTAGTCCTTACCTATGTATGTCAGTAGTCCTTACCTATATATGTCAGTAGTCCTTACCTATTGAGATATACGTCAGTCTTTATGACCTAAATAGGGGTAGAGGGGCCAGAGGGGGGTAGGGCGTTATTATATACACGGGATGACAGAAATGGGAAATAAGGTACTGTTAACCACATTGGTCTTTTAGAGGGCCTGGTAGGCTTACTCCAACCAACACGTATACATAATGTATGCAGGATGCTCTAGCGGATGCTCTAGCAGATGCCTAAATAATAGGCACATAAGAGGGATAATCTTCTCCTAAAGAGGGGTTACGCAGGAGATCCTCCTTTTCTTAGGCTCCAAGTACGATTTAGGGTTGACAATGGAACAGACTTATGGTATAATATACTTATAGTAGTTCTTAAAGATATATAAAACTTCTAATAATAATCATTAGATGATATAATAACTTATAGTTATACTTTAAGTATATACTTAAGGTATAGGATATCTCCTATTAATAGAAGTTGAGTGTAACTTTACCCTTGACATCGTGGCCCTTGAGAGAGCCCTTGCTATACTTTAAGTATATGCTAATCTCCTATTCCCCCTATGTCACACTCTTTCCTCAATGGAAATTGAAGAACCTCTAACATTAAGGGTTGACTTCACTGTGGCCTTCTGCTATAACTGAGGGAGTTAGTTCTCCTAATAATGATAAGATTGGGTAACCAACTAATGGATAACGAAGACGATGACATCCTAGGGACTTTCTTCAAGTCTCTCGCAGGGAATGACATACAGGCTCTAAGGAGCATGCATATACCTCGTAGTGATGTCTTCTACGTACGGGCTAAGTACCACCACGATACAGGAGATTGGATATCCTTAGACAGGATGGAACGTTCTATGTATCTTGAAGGACTACTAGAAGGTCGAGATGTTCTTGACCCTAAACGTAAGAGGGACTGGGAATGAGCTACGTACTAGGTAAGAGAAGCAATCAACGTCTAGAGGGTGTACACGCTGACCTAGTAGCTGTTGTTGAACTAGCTATCACTAAGACTTCTATTGACTTCACTGTCCTAGAAGGTCTACGAAGTGTAGCTCGTCAACGTGAGCTAGTTGACAAGGGTGCTTCTACAACAATGAATTCGAGGCACTTAGATGGACACGCTGTTGACCTCGGTGCCTACGTAGGCGGTACAGTCCGTTGGGATTGGCCCCTATACCACAAGATTGCAGATGCAATGAAAGAGGCTGCTCAAGAGTTAAAAGTAGATATGGACTGGGGCGGTGACTGGCAGTCTTTCCCTGATGGACCACACTACCAGCTATCGTGGTCAGCATACCCACGTTAATCCTTAATGTTGTGAACTGCTGGGGAGCACACTTATATGACTTTACAACACTTAAAAGAAGATATTGAACAAGTACGTGATGACGTTAAGGCTCTAAACGAACGTCAGATACACTACGTAGATGAGCACCACGAACTAGAGAAAGAAGTAGTAGCTATCAATAGTGACCTATCTCACATCCGTAAAGGACAAGAAGCCATGACGGCTAACATGACTCGTCTCATGTTTATTGTAATTGGTAGTTTTGCTTCAGCTATTGTAGTTTTTATCGTTAAAGGAGGACTTGTTGTATGATACAAGCTTTACTACCTATACTGGCACCCATCTTTGGTGACGTCCTGAAGAAGATTATACCTGACTCAGATAAACGTGATGAGATCGAACGTGAGACTAAGTTAGCTTTACTAGACCATGCTGACTCTCTTGAGAGGGTCCGTGGTGAGATTATCTTAGCGGAGGCTAGTTCTACTAACTGGCTTACTTCAGCTTGGCGTCCTACCCTTATGATGGTTGCTATCCTGATCATTGCAATGAACTACTTGGTATTCCCAATCATTGCTATTGGGTACCCAGCTATTCTGGATAACACATTAGAGTTGCCTGATCAACTTTGGAATCTATTAACACTTGGCGTAGGTGGCTACATTGTTGGTCGCAGCGGTGAGAAGGCTATTGACAAATGGAAGGGTGGCAAGTAATGGCTGTCGAGAAGAAGAAGAAGGATTCACGTTTAGAACGTGCAGGTGTAACTGTTTACAACAAACCTAAACGTACACCAGATCACCCTAAGAAGTCTCATGTCGTTGTTGCCAAAGAAGGCAGTAAGATTAAGACTATCCGCTTTGGCGAACAAGGAGCCAGTACAGCTGGTAAACCTAAAGCTGGTGAGTCAGACAAGATGAAGAAGAAGCGTGCTAGTTTCAAAGCCCGACACGGTAAGAACATATCTAAAGGAAAGATGTCTGCAGCTTACTGGGCCGACAAGGCGAAGTGGTAATGTGGGTAGCTCTCGTAGTAGCCTGTAGTACTTCACTAGCTACCTCGTGCCACGTTCTCGCCAATCAGGGTAGAGTATTCTATAGTGAGTCTGCCTGTAAGGATGATTCACATAAAATGGCTAGTTACTTACTTTCTCAGGGTATCTTTGCTAAAGATAGTTGTCTAAAGATAGGGGAATCCGCATAATGGCCACACCCAAGAAGTCTACAGTTAATGCAGCTAATAACTACACAAAGCCAACCATGCGTAAGAACCTTGTTGCTAAGATCATGGCAGGTTCCAAAGGTGGAAAACCTGGACAATGGTCTGCGAGAAAAGCCCAGATGGTGGCCAAACAATATAAAGCTAAAGGAGGAGGATACAAGTAATGAAAGGTGTTAAGCATTACCTACGGGACGGTACCTGTTATAAAGGAAAGACCCACAAGCATCCAGATGGAACTCTTATGACAGGGGCAGCAATGTCTAAGACTGCTAAGAAGTTGTATCACTACAAGGATTTAAGTAAAACTGCAAAGGCTAAAGCTGATGGCGTTATCAAAAAGTCAAAGAAGTCTTAAGAAGTGGACGAAGGAGGAGTGGGGTACCAAGTCTGGTAAGAACTCCACCCAAGGCAAGAAGGCTACAGGTGAACGGTACTTACCTAAAAAGGCAATAGGAGCCTTGACTAAGGAAGAGTACTCTAAGACTTCAGCTGCTAAGCGTAAAGGCACCAAGGCTGGTAAGCAGCATGTCGCACAACCAAAGAAGATAGCTAAGAAGACAGCAAGTGTTAGGAAGAGGAGCTTGACCTGATGAACCGTGACTATAAACGTGAACGTGAGCTACAACTCAAATCCCCTACGTCTGACCTTAAAGCGAATGCATCCCGTAAGGCTGCTCGTCGTAAGCTAGAGAGTAAAGGTGTTGTTAAGAAGGGTGATGGTAAAGATGTTGATCATAAGAACCGTAACCCTAATGATAACTCAACTAAGAACCTGAGGGCTCAGCCTAAATCAACTAATCGTAGCTTCTCCCGTAAAGGTAATGCTAAGAAGTATGGTAAGGTAGGGGCCTCTAATCCCGGCACACAAAGGAATAAACCATAATGGACTTTAAGAAGCACGAGAAGGCACTGAACAAGGCTGGTTACTTCATCTCCTTTGATCAATTATCTAACCAACGTGGTGATGTCGTAGGTCAGATGGACCCATACGGTGAGTTCCACTGCAAAGACGAGGTAGCTCATAAAGCTATCTTTGAAGCTATGCAGGTTGTAGAGGAAGAGAGCAAGGAAGTATTAGTTAAGTTAGGTAAACCTAAGGCTACTAAGAAACGTGGCACCGTCTACGTAGGTAACAAGTCAACAAAAGACATTAATGAAGATCGGAAGTAATTAGCCCTTGACACTAAGTTTACTTTGTGTTAAAGTGTAATTAAGGATAGACCCTAATGGCCGAAACTACGTTCACCACCTTCTACGAGAGTAAGTCAATCACAGCCACTACTGCTGACGCGGCAGCTACCTTAGTGTACACTGTACCAGCTCACCACGATGCACAAGTAACCATGCTCATGGCTGCAAACGGTGGAGCTACCATTACAATTAATATACAGGTATACCAAGGTGACTCTGCTGTATATAGCTATCTGCTTAGAAGTCATTCTATTCTTACTGGACTGTCTTACAACATCCTAGGTGCAAGTGATCTATTTCTTCATCCAGGAGATAGGGTCGTAGCCTTCAAGTCAGGCGGTACCCTCGATGTATCTATATCAGGTAAACATATCTACAACCCAGCTAGGAAAACCTAATGTCTAAACGTGAATTAACTGAAAAGCAAGAGTTGTTCCTAGCTGTTCTATTTGAAGAAGCTGAGGGCGACCCTGTTAAAGCTAAGCTACTGGCTGGTTACTCCCCTAATGTAGGTACGTCCTCCATCACAGCCTCTCTCGCTGATGAGATTGCTGAGCTTACTCGTAAGTTCATTGCACAGTCCTCAACCAAAGCAGCCTTTACAATGTATAAGGTGATGGGTGATACGGACATGCTGGGTGCCAAAGAGAAGATGGCAGCAGCTAAAGATCTAATGGACCGGGCTGGGTTTACTAAGACAGAGAAGATTGAAGTCTCTTCTGTTGACCCAGTGTTTATCCTCCCAGCTAAGAAACTAACAGATGGCTCGTAAGCAAGCTCCAACATTTGATAAACACCCTGCAACTCAATCTTGGTTTCTTACTAAGCAAGGTTTAGACGGAGAGTGGCAACCTGTCGTACGTGTCGGACGTCACATCCCCTTCGGTTACGAACAAGACCCTAACGACAAAGACATCCTCCTACCTATCCCTGAGGAACTAGAGTTACTAGAACAGGCTAAGAAATACTTAGCTGAGTACAGTCTTCGCCTAGTGTCACGTTGGTTGACTGAGCAGTCTGGTCGTTATATATCACATGTAGGATTAAAGAAACGTGTCAACATCGAACAGAAAAGGCGGAACACCGCCGATGCCCATCGCCTCTATGAAAGGCGCTACAAAGAAGCCGCAGCGAAAGCCAAAAAGCTTGAAGAAAGACTTGGCGGTAGAAGAACCCGTGCAGCTTGCTCAGACACCGATGAAGGTGCCAGCGAGAGTTAAGGCCCCTGACATTGATGTCGCTAAGGCTCAGGACATTATCTTTAAAGCTAACCCTGGCCCACAAGAAGACTTCCTAGCCTCTAACGAACAAGAGGTCTTATACGGTGGTGCAGCTGGCGGTGGTAAGTCATACGCGATGGTAGCAGACCCTGTACGTTACTTCAACAACCCTCATTCTAGAGGTCTACTCGTTCGTCGTTCTACTGAAGAACTTCGTGAACTGATCTCAGTATCCAAACAACTCTACCCCAAAGCTATCCCAGGTATCAAGTTCATGGAACGAGATAAGACTTGGGTCGCACCGAGTGGCGCTACTCTTTGGATGTCATACCTTGACCGTGACGATGACGTTATGCGTTATCAGGGACAAGCCTTTAACTGGATTGGTCTCGATGAGATGACCCAGTGGCCCACACCCTTCGCGTGGAACTACATGCGTTCTCGTCTACGTTCTACTAAAGCTGCTGGTTTACCTCTGTTCATGAGAGCTACAACCAACCCAGGAGGACCCGGTCACCATTGGGTTAAACGTATGTTTATCGATCCTGCTCCAGCTAATACAACCTTTGATGCAGCTGATGAGCATGGCCAGACTATCAAGTGGCCTAAAGGACATACACGGGAAGGAGACCCTCTCTTTAAGAGACGCTTCATCCCAGCTAACTTGTTTAACAACCCCTACCTATCAGAAGACGGTATGTACGAGGCCAACCTGCTCTCAATGCCTGAGCACCAACGTCGTCAGCTACTAGACGGTGACTGGACTATCTCAGAGGGTGCAGCCTTCTCAGAGTTTAACCCTAAGTTACACGTAGTTACTCCTTACAATATTCCACACAGCTGGCCTAAGTTCCGTGCTTGTGACTACGGTTACGGATCAATGACAGCGGTACTCTGGTTTGCTGTATCTCCTTCTGAACAGATCGTTATCTACAGAGAGCTATACTGTAACAAAACAACAGCTTCTGATTTAGCTGATATGGTTAATGAGATAGAGAAGGGTGAGAAGATACGTTACGGCGTACTCGATAGCTCCCTCTGGCATAACCGAGGCGATACAGGGCCCTCCCTAGCTGAGCAGATGATTATGAAGGGATGCCGATGGCGTCCATCTGATCGTTCTAAGGGGTCTCGTATCGCTGGTAAGAACGAAGTACACCGTAGACTACAAGTCGATGAGTTCACTGAAGAACCTAGGTTAGTATTCTTTAACACCTGCGTTAACATGATCTCAGAACTCCCGTCCCTACCTCTCGATAAGAATAACCTAGAAGATGTAGATACTAAAAGCCCTATTGATCACGGTTACGATGCGCTACGTTACGGCTTAATGACTAGACCCCGTAGTAGTTTGTTTGATTATGACCCTAACGCACAAAGCTCAGGTTTCCAGGCTTCTGATAAGACCTTCGGTTACTAATATAACAAGGAATGACAATGAACACCTTTGAAGAAGACAACACTGAGATCGACCGTAACATGGAAGAGGTTGATTCCTCCTTCATTGGGGATATGGCTGAAGGCGAAACAACAGATGCACCAGTAGGTACTGTCGTTGCCTTTGTTCAAGAGCGCTTTAACAAGGCTGAGACAGCCCGTTACACTGATGAACAACGCTGGGTACGTGCCTATCGCAACTATCGGGGTCTATATGGCCCAGATGTAGCCTTTACGGACACTGAGAAGTCCCGTATCTTCGTTAAAGTCACAAAGACTAAGGTTTTAGCAGCCTACGGGCAGCTAGTTGAGGTCCTTTTCGGCAATAACAAGTTCCCAATCTCTATTGACCCTACTACACTGCCAGAAGGTATCGCAGAATCGGTACACTTTGAGTCTAACCCAGACATGCAGAAGGCTAAACAGCAAGAGTTGTCCCCTGAGGAGTCTAAACTACTTCCAGGTGAGACTATGGGTGACCTAAGTGAGCGGTTAGGCTCCCTACGTTCTAAACTAGAGCCAGTTATGGATGGCCTTAAAGAAGGTGTAGGTAAAACAGCTACTGAGATTACCCTACACCCTGCTATGATCTCCGCTAAGAAGATGGAGAAGAAGATTCACGACCAGTTGGATGAGTCTAACGCCTCTAAGAAGCTACGTACAGCTGCATTTGAGTGTGCACTGTTCGGTACTGGTGTTATGAAGGGCCCCTTTGCAGTAGATAAAGAATATCCACACTGGGATGACGAAGGTAACTACAAACCTCGTATTAAAACCATGCCAATGTGTGATTCGGTGTCTATCTGGAACTTCTACCCTGATCCAGACGCTAATAACATGGATGAAGCTGAGTATGTCGTAGAACGTCACAAGATGTCGCGTTCACAGCTACGTGCTCTTAAGCGTCGTCCCTTTTTCCGTAGTAATGCTATTGATCTAGCCCTTCAGTACGGCGAGTCGTACACTAAGGAGTGGTGGGAGCAGGCGATGGAAGATGATTCGGCTCAAGCAGCTACTGAACGTTTTGAAGTACTAGAGTTCTGGGGTTATGTAGATAGAGACATCCTAGAAGACTACAATGTAGACATCCCTAAAGAGCTTAAGAAGTCTGACCAGTTGAATGTTAACGTATGGGTATGTAATGGCCAGGTTCTTCGACTAGTTATGAACCCGTTCAACCCACAGATCATCCCTTACTTCGCAGTTCCCTACGAGGTTAACCCTTACTCCTTCTTCGGTGTAGGTCTAGCTGAGAACATGGACGACACACAGACACTCATGAACGGTTTCATGCGTATGGCTGTAGACAACGCTGCACTGTCAGGTAACCTGCTGATTGAGATCGATGAGAACAACCTAGTTCCTGGTCAAGACTTAAGTGTCTACCCAGGCAAGGTCTTCCGACGCCAAGGGGGTGCCCCCGGCCAAAGCATCTTTGGTACGTCTTTCCCTAACGTATCTAACGAGAACATGCAGATGTTTGATAAAGCACGGGTGCTAGCTGATGAGTCTACTGGTCTTCCTAGTTTCTCTCACGGTCAAACTGGTGTTAGTGGTGTCGGTCGTACTGCTTCTGGCATCTCTATGCTTATGTCTGCTGCTAACGGTTCTATCCGTACGGTTATCAAGAACGTCGATGATTATCTGTTGGGGCCAATCGGTAAAGCCTACTTCTCCTTTAACATGCAGTTCGACCACGACCCAGAGATCAAAGGAGACCTAGAGGTTAAAGCCCGTGGTACTTCCTCCTTGATGGCTAACGAAGTACGTAGTCAACGTCTTATGCAGTTCCTACAAGTTGTACAGAACCCAGCTTTGGCTCCCTTCGCTAAGATGGATTATGTCATCCGTGAGATTGCTGAATCAATGGATCTTGACCCTGATAAGGTTGCTAACTCTATGTCAGAGGCAGCTATCCAAGCTGAGATCCTTAAGAAGTTCCAAGAAGCTAATCCTCCAGCTGCCCCAGCGGCAGGTGATCCTAATGCACCTCAGGCTCCTACAGGTGGTGCAGGTGCTGGTGCAATGGGTACAGGCTCAGCTCCAGTTCCAGGTGAACAAGGACACTCAGCTAACACAGGTGAAGGTGGTGGTTTAGAAGCCTCCTTGTCCTCCTACCTAGGTGGTGGTGGAGGAGAATAAACAATGGATGCTAAACTCCTAGCAACTATCATCGCTGTAGCTAAGAAGGAAGCGGGTGTACTAACCCGTGATAACTTAGCCTTAGAGGCGAAGGTAGAGAAGCAACTACAAGAGTTCCATAAACGCTCCCCTATTCTAGAGACTCCCTCCTTCTCCATTAAGGATGGGTGTCTTTACTGCCACTGGCAGTCTGGTCTAACTCTAAACTTTGGTAATGTTGTAGGCCCTCAAGGCCCACAAGGTGTTAAAGGAGAGAAGGGTGTCTCTGGTCCTTCTGGTGTTGATGGTGTCCGTGGTACTAACGGTTTAAATGGCTCTAATGGCCGTGATGGTGTAGACGGTACATCAGGTAAGGATGGACCAGCTGGACCTAAGGGCTTAGACGGCAGCACAGGGCCTGTAGGGGCCTCTGGAGAGCCAGGGCGTACAGGTGAGCAGGGTGTATCAGGGAATGATGGTAAAGGCGGCCTTACGGGGCTCTCAGGAGCTGATGGTGTTGACGGTCTCGATGGTGAAGATGGCGTTGGTATATCTAAAGTTTGGATCGATGATAATTACCACTTGACAATAGAGTTAACTTCTGGTACAATAGTAGACGTAGGTAACACTCGCGGTAAAGCGGGTATAGCCTCATCTAAGGGTGGTCGGGTAACGGGCTACTCAGGTGGAGGAGGTGGTGGAACTAACACCGCATCCCTTGTTATTTCCTCAGCTCACTACGTAGGTACTAACCTTATTCTTACAAGAGGTGACGGTGTTACAGTTGACGCTGGTCCTATTCCAACTAGCTCTTTCTTTAACTGGATAGACTACGTTGCTAATTGGAAGACAACACCTACTCTAATAGGTGCAACGTCTGAGGGCTCTGTCTTCTCGTATGAGTACACAACCAGTACCTTTTACAGGTTAGTTCCAAACGCTGCGTCATCACTAAGAGATTCTTTCTACATAAACTGGAACGCTGGTAACTCAGTTCTTTCTGGTCTTATACTTGACAGGTCTATGAACGTATAAACTAAGGATACAGTATGACATTCGTAATACCAACTGCTGTTGACCGTATGAAAACCGCTTATAACTCTGCTTCTAATAAGAACGGAGCCTTTTCTGGTGTTGGTGAAGGTCAGTTCAGTCAAAGGGGCTTTGCTAAGGCTGCTGGTAATCTACCACTAACTGATGAGGCTGTTAACTTAACATCATCAAACGATGGTCAGCTACGCGGTAACTACTGGTCATTCCCTTCAACTTATGATGTGTCAACAGATACTAAGTTAGTTGTATGGACGTACCAGTTCAACGCCCCTAACCGAGTACAGACTGACACAGCAGCTAACGAAGGTCTTGTCTTTAGATTAGGCTGTGGCTCTGGTAGCGGTCCTTCCGACTACAAGACTTGGAACATAGCTGGTAGCGACAAGGTTGGTGCTTCTGCTCGTGAGAACCCTAAGATGATTGTTATCGACATGGATGACAATACTCAGGATGCTACAGTAGGAACCTTCGACAGCACAGACATTCAGTCGTTTGGGATAGGTGTAAAGAA